GCGGTAGCAGTTGCCAGCGGAACTGCTACCAAAACATTCGATGTTAATCATTTGAACATTGCATCGGCGTTCAATACTTCGCCAGTTTCAGCATCGACAAAAGTTGGTTCATTAGGTTCAATGTCAATCACTTCACTATTGGCATTATGTTCAATAGTAGTTGTAACGTCGTCCATTACATCACTGACTTTACCCTCAACGTCGATAATTTCATCTGTAGTTTGTAAGCCCATTGAAATCTCAGGAGCAGTTGTGCGGATCAACCATGCTGCAGCCCTATAACGTAACATTTGGTCTGGCATTGTTTTCCATTTACTACCTTTTTTGTCGTACCACCCCTCTTGCTTGGCAATGGATATAGTAACTTCTGGGCCATAGATAACCTCATCGCTGCCCTTTTCTTTTGTATAAGCTACAACACCTTGGCTGTCCGTTCCTTTCTTGCCAGTTTCTTTATATTTGATAGCCTCAAAGCGACCACATTGATTGAAAGTAGCTATTAAGAATTTACTGGACCAACCTGGGTTGCCATACACGATATATAGGTTCTGCATAACCATTAGTGGGCTAGCGTTCATACGCTGAGCCATTTCCAACGCAATAATTGCATTGCCAAGATTTTGTTCGCCTTGGAATTGCTGTGGAACTAATGTAGATTTACTGAACATACTTGCTTGACGTTGCAGCAACGCAAAGCCATCGGCACTTTGAAAGCCTGGTAATGATTGTTGTTTTATAGTAACTTCTTTTGACATGGTTAGCCTCCTATATCAAAGTAATTTCTTTAAAATCAGCGTCTACAATCAATTTGATTGTTTGGCTGTTACATTTAATAAAGTCTGTTACGGCCTCAGCATTATCAATAAATACTGGAGCAGTAACTTTATAGAATTTAGTTAACGCATTAATAATGTCGAGCCCTACATTCATACGAGCTGCATTATTCATGCTACGGTACGGAACACCCTTATAGGTAGTTTCACAACATTCCTCAATGTTGCCATTCACTAAAACATTGAACATTTTAAAACGAGCATATTCAAAATGACTGTTGATGCTTTCCTCCAACATATCCACCTTTGCTTTGACGAATTCATCAATTAAGAAAGATGTTTCATCTAGTAAATTCTTTTCTGCTGCCAGTTTTTGTTGTTGGTTTTCAAGTTCAATCACACGTTTTTGAATATCAGCATTTAACGTGTATTTATTGAGCTCAGTTTCTAACGCTGCACGTTTTTCTTTGACGGAGCTTATTTCCTCATCAAGCCTTGCCACTTCTTTGTCGTCAGCCTCTTCGCCCTCATCTAATTCAAGTAAGAATAATTCGGCTTTTAGTTCCTTATAGTCTGGATCATCTTCGACATTAGGTTCTAAATAGCTTTCATATTCTTTGAACTTACTTTCATAAGCCTTTGTTTTGTCCTCAATTTCTTTAATAAGTCCATCGGCTTTTACTAGTAACACTTCTCGCTGTTCTTCATAGTTGGCTTTTAATTTTTTTGCACTTTCAATAAGTGATTGCCATTCCTCCAACTTTGCAGCCTTTTCAGAATTGAACGCAGCCTCTAACTCGGTTTGCTTATCTTCTGGCAATGGTTGTCCACAGGTGGGGCAAGCCTCTTTGTTAAACTCTTGAGTATTAAAGGTATCAAACTCAGCCTGCAAGGTTTCAATTCGCTTACTTTCTCGCTCAATATCTTTTGCCAAGTCATAAGCCCTGTCTGTATATCTATCATGTTCACTTTCGATGATTTTTAATTGTGTCAATAAAGCCTCGTATTCGCCACGTTTACGTTGCTTTTCTGAGTTGTAGATAGATAACACCTCGGACTGTCTTGCTTTCAACTGGCGGCCAATTTCATCGATTTTAGAACGCTTTTCTGTGGAGCTAAAACCATTAATGATAGTTGCCTTTTGACTTTCCAATTCATCAATAGATTTATTTAAGGTTTCAATGTCAGTCGTTAGCTTGCTTTCGCTTGTAGATATATCCGCTTTATTTCTTAAAGCCTCATCAATACGAACTGGGATCATATCCAGTTCTTTATTAATGGCAGTTTTCTTTGCAGCAACAATCTTGCGTTGCTCGTCCACTGAACGGCCGTTCAATAGTTCGGTTAATCGTTTTAATTCGTCCTTGCTATTGATTACGCTTGCATCGTCCACATCGCCACACATTTTGAGCAGTAATTGGCGTCTATTTTGCCAGCTGTACTGCTCGTTGAAGTATAAAGGGTTAGTGATTAATTTAAACACGTCCTCTGCAATAACATCATTGATATATTGCTTGTATTCCTTTTCTTTTACCGGAACATCATTTATGAAGTAGTCCGTAGTATGTCCAGTTAGTTTTGTGTCGCCACCACGAGGGCTGCTATACTTTTCACGATACACACGTCTTAAAGTAAAGCTGTTGCCATCATCGTTTAGGAACTCGGCCTCGACTTCATGATTGACCTTATGAATTGGCTCCCCATTTTCAAGGGTTTTAATTTCAAAATCGGCACGGTCTAAACTATCCTTGCCAAACAATAGCCAACATAAGCTGTCGAATACTGTCGTCTTGCCTGTGGCATTATCGCCATAAATAGTGGCGTCTATTCCACCGAAGTCGAATTCACTGTTTCTTATGCCTTTAAAATTTTGCAATTTTAATTTAAGTAATTTCATATTTCATGTTCTCCCTAGCTAACTTGTGCCTGCACATCAATCGTGCGTGGTTCAATTTCTAATTGATTGGCCCATTTAAGGACGGTATTATTAACGTCCTTATTCTTATGCACACATTGGTTGCCAAATAATTTGGCCTGCACCAGTTTTGTGAATTTCTTATCATCTTTTGACAATTCAAGGCACGCAATAGGTTTCATGTTATCGTCGGTAACAACAACAATGGCCGTATTGCCTTTCATAACTCTGTCTTTGTAAGATCCAACGCAGTTGCGTAGCTCCTTGCCTATCATCATTAAATCGGCTGCAGTTTTAGGCACCATAAAGTGCATACCATTCACATCGGCGTTTAACTCAGGCACTTTAGGCAAGTTTACGTCGCCGTACTCCTGCTTGTTATAGGTATTAATGAGTTCTGCATGTAAGTCTTTTAATTTAAACCTCTTACCCCAAAACTTATCTCGATATTTTAACTTCAATTCGGAATACATTTTTACGCAGTCTTCAATGTCTCTGAAGTCCTCTGATAATATCCAACGCAATGCAGCTGGCTCGCCATATCTAGCAATCATTACTTGCCAAAATTCTTTTGAACCATTGATGTGTAACTTCATTGACTTTCTTATGTCCTTAGCACGTTGCACTTTTCCGCTATAGCGTTGTATATCACAATCAGGCACACCATATCGATTTAGTGTCATAATAGTTCGTCTGATATTCTCATCGTTAAATAGCTTTAACACCTCGGACATACAAACTGCCAAAGGGTTATTTGCCATCGCCCTGCGTAAAGATCTACTGTCAGGAGATTTGCTTACAACTCGCATGGCCTCTTGGAAGTTCATACCTTTTTTAGTTAGCTCGAACACATTATCACCAATAGGAATGTTGATAACTCGACTGTATAAATGGCTATCATTCCAATATGATGCACAACGATGGATGTAAGATATGCTAGGCATATCTGGTGCAGCAATCTTCAGTGCCATATTTAATAGCATCGTAAAGAAATATCCACCCTCCTCGTTAGCGGAGGGTGATATATACACATCGGCTGCACTATATCCATATGTAGCCAATAAACGTTTTTGGAACGCTACTCTTAACACTCTGAATAAATCATTCAAAGGCTTTTTGTTAATGCTATGCATGGCATAAGATTTGCCGAAATACTTCAACACCTCCATGAAATAGTGTTCACGGATATAATTTGATGTAAGATCATACTTTTGGCGATTATAATCGATGTATATGGCTTTCTTTTTCTTAAAGTCAAACCGCAGCACCTCTTTGCGTGTTCCCTCATCAATAGAGGTTCCGTCCAATCGCATTGTTATAGCTTTATAGCTAATACGTAAATCGATACAGTCTTTTAACTCAACTACTTCTGCATAAATGTTTAATGGGATAAGGTGATTTTCATCGCCTATGTGTAAGACCTTGTCTCTGTATGGCTCACTATGACAGCCACAATTTGGACAAGTGAAATACTTCGCAGCAGTTGTGTAACCATTGCTATAGTTATACTTACGTTTCCATTTACCACCGAACGTAAAATTACAGTCAGTATGATATATAGTTGTGTAAGCTGCATCGTAGCGACTTTCTAAAATCACACTATCGAACATTCTAGGGATATATGTTCTCGCTAATACCTCCATGACATTCGCCCCTTTTAATCAAACATATCTAACGCATCGAACATATCCTCGGAGCTTTCCTCTAAGGCTGGTTGAGGTTCCTCCACTACCTTTGGCGGTTCCTCTTTCTTAGTTTTCTTTTTAGTTTGTTTTGGTGTTTCTTCTTTTTGCTCCTCAGCTTTATCTGCTTTCTTAGCCTCTTTTTCAACCAATTTAATGGCCTTTATGATGCTTTTAGATACAGAAATATTTGTTTCACAAAAGTCGATTGCCCTTTGATACTCGATTGTATTAGCTGGATCCAACTCAATCGCTTTTTGTAACACCTCAATTTGAGGTGTTACGTTATCAATTACTTGTTTAAAGCTATTTACATTCGCCATGTTGTCATTCTCCTATTTACCCATTAACGCATTAAGTTCTTGCATAATTTCTGGTGTTAAATCACCGGAATTAGGTTTGCCGTTAACTCCATGATTACGGAACACATCGAGTGCAGCTTTCACGCCCTCAGCACCTACATGTTTGAGCCAATCTTTGAAGTCGTTCCAATAGACTTGCGGATCTATTTCCGCAGTGTCTACGTCTAATTCATTTTCTGCAGGTTCCTCAACTTCTTCCACCTTAGCCTCTACAGGTTCGCCCTCGAAGTTTGTTACAGGAACTTCTGCAACTTCCTCGACTGGTTCTACCACCTCAACAGGTTCCGGCTTAGTTTCCTCAACTACTTTTGGTGCAGTTTCTTTTTTAGGTTCCTCTTTTACCTCTTGTTTAGGCTCCTCTACAACTTTTACCGCTAACTCCTCAATAGTTTTAGGGTTCATAAGTTCGTTATACTCAGCAATTTTTTTTGCCAAGTCTTTAGGGCCTTTAAATTCGATTGTGAATGTATTCATGGTTAATTCTCCTTATATTCGTACTCAAAGCTGATACTATTTCGTTCAGCATTTAAAAATAAAACTATATTGTGATAAGCAGGCGTTTTAGAGTTATCGCCTGCAACATTTGTAAACTTAATTCGCTTAGTAGGTATATATACGCCTATCCGTGTACGGTGGAATAATTTATGTCTTT